TGACCGGACAAAGCCCGTTGGCGGAACTGGAGTGTCAAGCAAGCCAGTCCAAAAAGCGGAACCGCAATCAGAGCGTCCAGGGCTGATATTGCCACTCTTCCCTGACTTTGACTCATCTTGGTCGTGCATAACTCAGTGCAAATGGCTGGAAGTCTATGCTGATTTAGCGAAGACATCTATGATATGACCGATGAATGGTGGCCCCCCCGCCAAATTCGCTTCACCGAGGAGCAATGCAAGTGGCTGCTAGGCTATCTACCTGTCTTGAGAGAAGGCCGATGGCCAGTGCAGCCTCCAGAGGCACATTCTAATCAAGGGCCAAAGTCTCACCGTGCTTATTTCGAGATGCCTTGTCTTGTGGCTGCCGAGTTGAGGTTCAGGGTAGAAGCCTGTGGGGAGGATGGGATATTGCTTGAGCATTGCTACACGTTGCGCAAGGATGATAAGGAGCTATCAATTCAATTCCGATGCGATATTGAGACAGTTCGAACTCGGATTACCCGGGCCTTGCGATATATTAGAGGCTGGAAACGGAAGCGAGTCACCTATAGTGAGTGGAGAAGAAGGGGGTGGGCACAAAAGAGAAAGTGCATTTGCGGCGTATTTTAGCTTTGAGCTGCCATATTTTTGATGGGGGTATTGACATCCTTTACGTTCCGTGATATGCTTGACAATGAAGGTTATTTGCATGCCCCAAGTTCGTCAAAGCTCACTTCGGTGGGCTGTTTTCGTTAAAGATGGAAATTCAAACGCTTAAAATCAGCGACATAAATCCAGCGAAATACAATCCGAGGAAAGACCTCCAGCCTACTGACCCTGAATACGAGAGGCTAAAGAAATCTATAATAGAGTTTGATATGGTGGAACCGCTTGTCTGGAATAAGCGAACTGGCAATCTTATAGGTGGACACCAGAGATTAAAAGTGCTAAAAGAGCTTGACGTCAAACAGGTAGAAGTCTCAGTAGTGGATTTATCTGAAGTCAAGGAGAAGGCACTTAATGTTGCCCTCAACAAGATACAGGGCGAGTGGGACATGCCTCGATTGAAAGACTTGCTGCAAGAACTTGATACAGGCGACTTCGATATGGAGATAACAGGCTTTGACCTGAAAGAGATAGAAGACCTGATGACCCAGTTCCATGTGCCAGAGGAAGGATTGACCGATGATGATGAGATACCAGAGAAGGTTGAGACTGTCTGCAAGACGGGGGATTTATGGCAACTCGGCTCGCACCGCTTGTTATGTGCCGACTGCACGATAAAGGCAAATATAGATAAGCTGATGGGGGGAGAGAAGGCGGAACTAATTCTGACCGACCCGCCTTATGGAATAGGGATAGTTAAGATTGAAGGAGCCACCGTCGGTGGCTCCAAGCCTTATGGCACAACAACCAATAAAGGACGGGTGGGATTCGATAGGGTATGCAAAGCTAATAAATACTCACCAGTCATTGGTGACGATAAACCTTTCGACCCATCGTTTTTACTGACACTATCAGATAACCAAATAATATTCGGGGCTAACTATTTTGCATCTAAACTACCAGATGGAAAGGCTTGGGTAGCTTGGGATAAAGATGTCACTGGAACCTTCTCTGAGGTTGAATTAGCATGGACTTCGTTTGAAGGGAAGCTCAGGCTATACCATCATATGTGGAGCGGGATGAGGAGAGAAGGTAGCCGTAAAGAGGAATTAACTAATAGGGTACACCCAACACAGAAGCCAGTTGGGTTGATGGCACAGATTCTTACTGATTACAAAGGTAATTCAGTTCTTGATTGTTATGGCGGCTCCGGCTCCACACTAATAGCCTGTGAGAAGCTAGGGCGCAGGTGCTTTATGATGGAGATAGATGAACACTACTGCGATGTGATAATCCAGAGGTGGCAGAACTTTACAGGCAAACAGGCGGTGAGAATAGATGGCTACTAATGGGCGAAAGGGCACCATCGTATTCACCGAGCAAACAGTCACCTTATCAGAGGATGGCGACCAGGCTCTTGTTTATACGCCTACTGCTAAGGTAGGGAGCCATCTAATTTACTTGCCAGAAGCCATCAACAAGATAATTTGGGATGGGCCTGATATGGGACCCGAGACGGCCATAGAGACCTTGGAAAAATGTCATGGCATCTGGTATGAGGGGGATGATGGTCACTGGGCAGGTTATATTCCTGGTTTCGATAGCACACTCCCCTCGTTAAAACGAGGTTGTCAATACTACGTTATGACTGGCTCCTGGCCTCAGATGTGGCAAGTGCTGAACTATGTTGAGACGCCCGATGTAATACCCGATTACTTGGCGATGATGCGGCCTGAACTGTATCAGCATCTAATTAACGGCAACGTGGCAAGGGATTGGTGGAACTTACCGCTAAATGAAGCCCATGGATTTGACTCAGACCAGGTGCGCAGGGAACTGGCAATAAGAGTAGGCAATTGGTGGTCTTGGGGATATTTTGACCGCAGTGCTAAAGCGGTAGACAAGGGCGGCTCCAATTGCAGCGCTAAGCCTACATATAGGCCGGGTGCCGGAGGCAAAGGCATGGAAGTTGCCTGTGCCTATCGTCATGCCCTCTTAGGTGACCTAGATTGCTCCAAAGTGCCACATGATATGTACTGGTATCGTATGCACAGCGGGGAGGCGATAGATTCTGATAGGGTGGAAACGCCAACATGGAAATGCTATGAGCCTGGGGTGCGTTTCAGTCTGCCAGCAGCAATCGCTTATGGCGGATGCGATTATTTGAATTGCATCCAGATAGCTCAGGATGTGAACCAGTTGGAGAGTTGGGTATTCTTCCAGCTAGACCAGGTTGACTTGCATCCTGGTGGGCATGGAACGCTATGGAATCTCGATTGGACTCCCCATGCCTACATAATGAGACCAGGGCGCATAAAGCCCAATGGGATTATTGACACAAGTGATGGGGTCGGGTCCGAGTTTATAGCCGACATCTGGTACAACCCTGATGATTGGAGAAGGTGAGAATGAGACAAGTATTTAGACCGATAATTGCTATTGGGCTAGGGTACACGCTTTGCATTATGGCAATTATCGAGAGCTTTGATGCAGGGGCGGCGCCTGAATGGTTCCTATCCTTTGCCATACCGATTGTCAGCGGCTTGTTGATTGAGCGGGCTGTCAGAAAGAGTAGGCATCCAGAGGAGACAGAATGATGGTCCTAGGAGCAAGATAATTGGGTGGTGAGAACAGATGGCTAATGGTACGAACGGCACGAATGGCATTTCAAAAAAAAGGGAAGAGACGGCTGCTCGCCTTATTAAAGCTATTAGAGAATCGAATGGCCTCCTGACACTGGCAGCGGCTAAAGCTGGAATTGGGTATAGGACGGCTTGCCGCTATGTGGCTGAGTTCCCATCGGTTAAAGAGACTGCGCAAGAAGCCCATGAGCGGATGCTGGATTTCGCTGAGGGTAAACTCTATGAGAAAATCAGACAGGGCGACAATACGTGCATAATCTTCTATCTCAAAACCCAGGGCAAGGCTAGGGGGTACGTTGAGAGGCAGGAAATTAGTGGTGAGGGCGGTCAGCCTATCAAAACGGAGATTATCGTTTCTAGTGATGCTACCAAGAAGCTAGTCAAGGCACTGGTTGACGGCGAGGGGACGTGAGGATACATGCCACTAGAATATTCGAGGAGAACACGCAAGCATGGCTGGGCGGTAAGCGCCGAGCGCTGGATGAAGGCGGAACGGCATCGAGTAAGACGTGGTCTATTCTCCAAATCCTTATCCTGATTGCTCAAAGTGCCAAACACCCATTACTAATCTCCGTAGTGAGCGAGAGCTTGCCACATCTGAAGCGTGGTGCTATACGGGACTTCTTCCGGATACTGGATGAGGGCACAGAGAACAATCCCCGCTATAACAAAACTGAGCAAACTTACTCCTTCGGCAGAGGACGGATAGAGTTCTTCGGTGCTGATGAGGCGGCGAAAGTCCGGGGGCCGAGGCGGGACATCCTCTTCATCAATGAGGCAAACAACGTACCTTGGGAGACAGCCAGGGGGCTGGATATTCGCACTGCCAAATTCACCTTCTGCGACTGGAACCCAGTCAGTGAGTTTTGGGCACATGAATACTGGATTGGGCAGGATGAGAACGCTTATATCCATTCAACCTATCAGGATGCTATCGCTGTCCTACCTCAAGAAGTCATCGCCAATATAGAATCTAACCGTGATAAAGACCCCAACTGGTGGAATATATACGGCCTGGGTAGAATAGGCCATATCGAGGGACTGATTTATCCTTACTTTGAACAGATTGACCGATTGCCAGCGGGGGATATATTCTATGGCCTTGATTTTGGTTTTTCCACTGACCAGACTGCTTTAACCAAGAATGTAATAATCGGTGATGAACTATTTTCGCAAGAACTTATTTATGAGACTGGTCTTACTAACGATGATATTGCTAATCGTATGGATGAGCTTGGGGTACGTAAGCAATATGATGAAATATTTGCCGATTCAGCAGAGCCAAAGTCAATTACTGAGATATACAAGCTCGGATTCAATATTAAGCCCTGTCCAAAGGGTGCTGATTCAGTGGAATACGGGCACCAGAAACTAAGGCAGTATAAACAGCGCTGGACTAAGGACTCGGTGAACTGCATTAAAGAGCAAAGGAACTTCAGATATATCCCTGACAAGAATGGCAAGCTGACTGATAAGAGTACACATATCTTTTCACATGGCATGGACTCAAGAAGGTATGGCGTGATAGGGAAGTTAAATATTCTACGCTGGGTGCCAGTAGGAGAATAATTTGGCGATAAAAGATACGATAAGAAAATCCCTGACAAAGTTCTTGTTCCCTACTGCTTATGGTACCTGGTTTATGCCTCGCACGAGATTCAACTATGCCAGGGAAGTCAATGGCTGGCAATCGTCAATTATCATGGCTTGTGTGGGCTGGATACAACGGACATTCCCCGAAGCCCCAATTATGGTACAGACAAAAGATAAGGATGGGGAATGGATAGGAGTTGCCGATAGTCCGATGGTTCAACTCCTGGACAATCCCAATCCTTTTTATGATGGCCTCCTGCTTCAAAGTGCCTTGGTTGCCGACCTGATTATTTCAGGGAATAGCTATCTAATCAAGGTCAGGAGCGGAGCGGGCCGTCCCGTACAGCTCTGGTGGATTCCCTCAACCTTGATAGAACCGAAATGGCCTAGGGATGGTACTGAATTTTTATCTCATTACAGTTATAGTCCCGGCGGCCAGCAGATACCGATAGAGCCGATAGACATAGTGCATTACCGTATGGGGATAGATCCCGATAACCTGAGAAAAGGACGATCTCCCCTCCAGGCTTTATTACGAGAGGTTTTTACTGATGACGAAGCGGCAAATATGACGGCAACTCTTTTGCGGAATATGGGCGTGCCAGGCATGGTCATATCACCAGAAAAGGATGCTGGTGTTTCCCCACAAGATGCTGATGCTGTCAAGGCTTATGTTAAAGAGCGAACCACTGGCGACCGACGAGGCGAGCCGATAGTCATAGGCTCTGCAACCAAAGTTGACACTTTCGGATTCAATCCTCAGCAGATGGATTTGAAGCAATTGCGGAGGATACCAGAAGAGCGGATATCTGCTGTTCTCGGTGTTCCCGCCATTGTTGCGGGGTTAGGCGCTGGCCTAGACCGTTCTACATTCTCCAATATGGCTGAGGCTAGAGAGATGGCTTATGAAAGTGGGATAATCCCTCTTCAAAGGATAGTAGGTTCACAGACTAAACATCAGCTTTTAAGCGAATATGTGGATGACCTAGTTAATTATCGGGTAATTTATGACGTATCCGATATTCGTGTCCTCCAAGAAGATGAGGACAAACTATCTGCCAGAACTATAGCTCAGGTCCAGGGTGGTGTCTGTAAGGTTGCGGATGCTCAGCGTATTCTCGGTTTGCCAGAAGATGAATCTCAGGACTTCTATTTGAGAGGATTCAATATGTTATCTGTCAGAAGCGGTGAAACTGGCAATGAGCAGTTAGCGCCGCAGGAAGAACCGAAGCAGTTAAAAGCCAGTGACTGGACTGAGAAAATGAAGTCAGCCTACTGGAAGTCTCAGGATAGACGGCGCGTTGCCTGGTGGGGGTTAGCTTATGACTGGATAGAACCGCTTTATGCAGACGAGGCTAAGGCAATTAGTAAAGCTATTAAAAGCGGGGATATAGTTGAGTCAGCCGAACAGGCTATTGACAGCCTAAAACCAACGTGGATTGAGGCGATTGAAAAGCTGACATTCAATATCATCGAACATTTCGGGAAGGAGATATCACCTGAGCTTAGGGCAGATTGGAGATTCGACCCGACACACGAATGGATACGTCAATGGATAATCAAACATGCTGCCGAATCAGTAAAGACTATTCTGGCAACCAATCTTGAGGATGTGAAGGCAATAATACTTGCAGGGCATTTAGATAATCTAAGTAATTCTGCTATAGCCAAGAAGATTGCACAATTCTATGATGACCACAGCGCTTATAAAGCCATGAGGGTAGCGAGGACAGAGACAACGCAGGCGGCTGGATTTGCTCAGCACGAGGCGGCTAAACAAAGCGGTGTCATGACAAGGCATGGCTGGTTATCTTCACGAGATGAGAGGGTTCGGGATTCTCATGTGGCTATAGATGGGGAAGAGCAATTATTGAATCAGCGATTCTCTAATGGGCTTATGTATCCAGGCGATGTTGGGGGAGACCCATCAGAGACGATAATGTGTCGCTGTGTAGAGCTTTTTTATTGAGGTGAAAATGTCAGAGAAACTAAAATCTATTCTTGTAGAGGCGGTGAAAGCTAAGCTAAGAGGACGTGCCTTGGTATGTGGTATATGTGGAGGTACAAGGTGGCAAATAGTAGGCATATCAAATGTTCCTATCAATCAAATCCTATCTACCTCGATTATGATTGGGGGGCCGCATATCCCGATGGCAATTACATCTTGTGAGGCATGCGGCAATAGCATCTCTTTCAACATTATCGCTATACTCGGCAGTATAGAAAAATATAACGAACTTCTTCAGGATTGCACGGCTGACTCTATTATCGAGAAGGCTCTAAAGAAGGATTAAAATGCCATTACCAAAACCAGGAGCTAATGAGGGAGAGAGTGAATTTATATCCCGGTGCATGGATGAACTATCCAGTGAGTTTGAGGATAGAGACCAACGGCTCGCTGTTTGTTATCAACAATGGGGAGGTAAATCAAATATGAATATCGAACGCAAGGCTATATCAGTAAATCTAAAAGACAGCGCGGACGGCTCTTTCGTGGCCCGCATTGCCACCCTGAATGTGAGGGACAAGGATAATGATATTACCCGGCCTGGGGCTTTCACCGAGGGCAAGACCGTCTTGGTATCAGCCTATATGCATGGTTCATGGATGGGCAAGCTGCCAGTAGGCAAGGCTACTATCCATGAACAAGGTGAGGAGGTTATCGCCGAGGGGCAATTCAACCTGAAAATCACAGAAGGTAGAGATACCTATGAGGCCGTGAAGTTTGCTCCTGAGCTTCAGGAGTGGAGTTATGGCTTCTACCCTGTGGAAATCGAAGATGGGAAGGATGAGGAAGATGGCACACGGATTCTAATTAAGGTTGACGAGAAGGAAATCTCGCCAGTTCTCGTAGGTGCCGGAATCAACACGGCTGTATTGGCAATCAAGAATAAAACTGAGGGGATGCCCTATATCGATGAGGCGGAGACGGTGCTTGCTGCCGTCAACGACCTATCAGAGAGGACGAAATCGCTTGCTGATTTACGTCTCAAGGAGGGGCGAGTCCTCAGTACCGCGAATAGAGACCGAATGAAGAAACTGCTGAATCTCCTGTCCGAGGTGGCAACCGACTTGAAAGAGTTGCTTGATGCCACCGAGCCAAAGGATGATAAAGCAGTTGCGGGGCTCTATATGCAATATGTAGAAATCCAAAATAAACTAAGAGAGGTAATGAGGTGAAAACAATAAAAGAGCTACGAGAGGAAATCGCAGCTAAGAGCAGAAAACTTCACGAGGTGTTTGTTGAGGCGGGGGAGGACAGGGATTTTTCAAAGGTCAAATCCCTGGAGGGTGATACAAAGGCGAAGCTGGAAACGGTCACGGCGATGAACAAAGAGCTTGATGACCTACATGATGAGTTCAAGAAAGCACAGGTTCTGGAAGATGCGGCTCATAAGGCTAATGACCTGAATAGCCAGTTCAACAAGCCTGTCTCCATAATCCATCCTTCAGGTAAGGGCGATGACCAAAGGATAGCTACAAAGCATATTGGGCAGCTTCTCATGGAAAAGAAGGCTGAATTGCTGGAAGGCAAAAAGGTCAGTCTTGACTATGATATGCGTAAGTTCCTATCGCCTGAACTCAAAACGGATTTCGAAACTACAGCGGGTTGGGCACCTGAGTCTGTGCGCAGTGGTATGGTATCACTTTACCCATTAAGACCCTTAGCGGTAGTGGACTTTATTCCACAAGCCCCGATTAACCAAGCGGCTTACGTCTATATGTTGGAAACCACGGCATCTGTAGCTGCTGCTGAGGTCGCTGAGAAATCCGCCTATGCTGAGGCACAGTTTGCGCTAACGGCAACTACAGAAACGGTGAGGAAAATCACTACTTCGCTTCCTGTAACCGATGAGCAATTGGAAGACGTGCCAGCAGCCGAGGCTTATATCCGCAACAGATTGGAGTATGACTTGCGGCAGAGACTCGACAAGCAGGTACTGGAAGGCAACTCCGGAGCGACACCGCCTGAAATCAAGGGTACGAAGTATATTGGTGGTAGTCTTCAGACTCAGGCACTTTCAACCGACCCATACTTTGACGCCATCTACAAGGCGTTCGACCTGGTGCGGACGGTTGGATTTGCCGAGCCTTCGGTATTGTTTATCAATCCTGCGGACTGGCAGCCAATGCGCCTGACCCGAACATCTGACGGGCTTTACATCATGGGTAACCCCCTGGACCCGTCTCCGGTGAGAATCTGGGGCGTGCCCTTGTGCTCAACCACGGCGGTAACGGCCAACACGGCATGGACAGGCGACTATGCCAAATACAGCACCCTGTTCATCCGTCATGGTGTGGATATTCAGGTCGGCTATGACTCAGACGACTTCACCACGGGCATGAAGCATATCCGAGCGGACATGAGAGCCGTAATGGTTCACTTCCGCACGGCAGCTTTCTGCAGTATCACTGGAATATAAAAATCTTGAGGGGAGGCGGCGGGACGACCCCACTCCCTACCCCTCTTTGGAGGAAAATTAAATGGCTGAAATAATTGGCGGACAACGCTATACCAATTACACTCGGCGTGTCTGGACTAATGCAGGCGCACCGTCTGACGGAGGTTCGGGCACTCTGGTAAATCAGGCAGAAATTGGAGACCTACTCATTGATACGACTAATAAAAAGCTGTATCAGAACCGTAATACCCTGGCATCTCCCACATGGACAGAGATAGCAGCCAGTTCGGTTGACCTGGGTGAAGTGGGGGACATGGCGGCTAATGGTACTGCAACCGCAAATGCTTGCGGTGTTTCAAGTGAGGTAGCTCCTATTGACCATGTCCACAAAATCGGTGACCATGACCATAGCGATAATACAAAAGGAAACGCTATTGCCTTGGCTGCCTTGGGGGCGGACTTTTTCACGGCTGATGCTACCGGACGAGGCAAATTCCAGACTGGCATACTTGATGCCGCTACTCTTCTTGACCTTGTGGCCGCTGATGCTTTGTCAAACGCAAACTGTGACGCATTCTTTGCAGCGTCTGCTTTTGCTGCTGATGCGGATTCAAGAGCGATATTTGCCGATGGCATCTGGACAACGGCAAAAATGGCATCTGGCTTGCTAAGCGCTGATGCTACAGGACGAGCCTTGTTTGCTGCTGGTGTGCTGGATGTAACAACATTTCAGTCAGCGGTAGCAGCGGGGGTCCTGAGCGCCGATGCTACTGGCCGGGCGTTCATGGCAACAGGCTTTTTCAGTGCTGCCAAAGTGCTGGATGCTTTTGCTGCGGACTCGTTTGATGCAGCGGCTTGTGCGGCGGTGATAGAGGACAACGCTATTCCTTCCGGCAAGGTCAACTGGAGCTATGGCGGAGTCGGGGACATCGTAACCATAGTAGCAGATGCTTCAGCGGCTACGGGTAGTGCGGCGGGTGTTGCGCGGATAGACCATGCCCATGCTATTGTCTGCGGCGCTCCGGCAGATGGTTCACTGGCTGCGGCAAACGCTGAGGGTTCGTCTAACGAGTTTGCACGGAGAGACCATGCACACAAGGCAATCCTGCTTGACGATGTGGATTTGCTTCTGGGCACAGGCTCGGATGTGGCAATCAGGCTCTCCTCTGCTAATACTAACGTTGGCTCAGGCAATGAGGATATGGTTATCGCCGTATCTGATGTTGACCAGAGCTTGCATATTACTGACCTAGCTGCAATAGCTACTGATTGGGACTTAGCAAGCACTACGCATCCAACGCTTTACATTCATAGCAACACCACGCCGGCAACCGACTACCTGGCACTTTCCCATGATGCCACTGATGGGGTTATTGATTCCGTTGGCGGTAATCTTGTACTAAAGGCAACCTCCGTTGAGTTAGTGAGTATTGAGGCAGCAGGGGTAATATTCAATGAAGGTGGAATAGACCTCGATTTCAGGGTTGAATCCGCTGATGTGGACCCGATGCTGGTGATAGATGGACTTCTCAATGTCATGGGTATCGGGGTAGCTGCCAGTGCTAACTCATTTGTGGGCATAGCTCACCCAGCGAAAACACTAGTTACAGCTGCTGAGTTCGCTTCAGTTAGGGTAAGCCCGGCAGGTGCAATAACTACCGCAGGTGATGCCAGTACCTACGATTATCTGGCCAGTCTCTATTTGGCTGAGCCAAATATCACTAAAGGCGCTGGAGATACCATTACTTTAGCAGCTACCCTTTACGTGGCCAGTGCTCCAGATGAGGCTAGTGCCAATTATGCTATCTATGTAGCTTCTGGTGCTACAGGACTTCAGGCTTTAGATTGTGCTGGTGCTCTTACAGTTGCGGGAGCGGTTACCATCAATGATGCTGGAGCTGATGTAGACTTCAGGGTCGAAAGTGATAACTTGCAATATGCCTTGGCGGTAGATGCTGGTAAGGATTGCGTAGTTATCGGTGACAATACCGATGTATCGGATGTAGATGTGAGACTCCGTGTGGGTAATGTTGCCAAGACTTTAGCAGCTAATGAAAGCGCTTCTCTCCTCTGGGTTGCCCCAACCGGTGCTACCACGACTTCGGCTGGCGCTGGCGTTCATGCGGTTATCGCTAGTGCCTACTTCGCTGAACCGAACCTCACAGCAGCTACAGGCACAATCACCGTAGCTGCTACAGTCTACATCGCTGACGCACCGACTGAGGGTGTAGCTAATGCGGCTCTTTACGTGGCTGCGGGTGCTACCACGCTTCAGGCTTTGGACTGTGCGGCTCTAACTTGTACCAGTGTCACGGTAGATGGTGGGGAAGCAATCAAGTCAAGTTCAGCTACCGAAATCGGAATTACCGTTGACAATTCTGCTCTTGCTGTAGGTAGTGCTGGCTCAATTAAAATCCCTTACCTTTCCAGCACTGGTGCTGCTTTTAGCGATGCCATAGGCGGAGACCAGGATGGTTGTATAGGCCTCAACTACGATAGTGATGCAGGGCCAACGTCTACACTAGAGGTTAGAGTTGAAGGATCATGGCTAAGCGTAGCGCTTGCTGGTATTGAGATACAGGGCAAGACCTTCGGCGGTTCGAAGAAGAAGGGTGAAAAGTGGCATGACAATCAGATAACGGGGGAGAATACCGTTGATGAAACGATATGCGCCATTTGCGGTAAGAAGATGAAGGTGGAGGAGCCTGTTGTTTTGTACCCGAACTACGAGCGACATGCGGTTGGGGGTTCTGATAGCCTCCATTGCATCTTCGCACATCTAGCATGTGCCACAGCGTAGGGAATCAGGGGGGAGCAATCCCCTCTTTCCAGATAAAAAAGGAGAAAAAGGAGGAAAGTGACAGAAAAGAAAATAGTAAACCTATTA